TTGATTCATTAACCCTTAACTTAGCGACCTCATTTGAGGTCGCTTTTTTGTGTGTGTAATTCAATCTATGAAACAAGACAATAACTCAAATCCTTTATCTAAAAGTGCTTCAAAAAAAGAAGCTCAATCACTTTTGTCTAAAAGGTTTAAAAAACTTAAGCATCATATTTCATATTTAAATATGGAGTACGAGGAAATTTTTCATATATTTAAGCAGGCAAAAGAAATGTTTATATCTTCTATGTTTCAATATTGTTCTGATAATAATGTAAGCCCACCGTTTTCTCAAGAATCTAAAGAGCAAAAGTCAAGATCAACAAAAGACAAAGAATCTGTCAAGGAGCTTTATCGCGAAATAGTTAAGCAGACACATCCAGATAAAACTCAAAATTTAACAGAAGCAGAAATTGAATCTAGGTCCGAATTATATCATCAAGCAACTTCTGGTAAAATTTCTGGAGATTTTAATAAAATCCTTCAAGTTGCACTTGATCTTGATATTGAGATAGGTGAATTGAGTACCGAATTTTTGGATAATATAGATTTAGAAATTGACAAAATGACAGATAAAATATCAAAGATGAAAAACGATATTATGTATCAATGGTACTACGCTGAACCAGATCAGCAAAATCAGATATTTCAGCAGTTAACTAAATAATGAGATCAGTCACTCACATTTACAGACCCTATTTCAAATGCTGCGACTTCGATAGAGTATCTGTTATTTGGAATTTTTGACGAAAACGCTAATCTTACTCCGTTTAGCGAAGGAGCTCCTTCAATAGAATAAACTATCAAAGGATCGTCTTGAGATAAACTTCTAATTGTTGCCAATACAGTAGGTGATTCTTTTGGTTTAAATTCTTCAGACCAATCAACAAATAGAGTTTCTACACCTTGTGGTATCGGAATTGTTTTAGCGTATCCAGTAATTTCACTAGAGCCAATAAGTAAATTGACCTGCCTGAGTATTTCGTCAATATTTTCAGAGTTTTGTTGATCAACATAAGCTTGAAGTTGTATCGCCAAAGCTTCAGCTTCTTCGTTTACATCAGTATTTTTGCAATCGCCATGATCAGAAACATTAACTTGCAGAGGTTTAGATCCATACATATTATAAGAGTGTACCAAGTTTTTTAATCTTTCTGCAGCCTCACTTGATGAATCTTGAAATAATTTGGCGGATGTATTTTTGGTTGTAGATGTTGCGATAGATCTTTTTATCACGCTGTCGCCTTCTCTAATTTCCGTCCAATCAGTCATTCCTTCTGTATTCGTTGTGACTGATGTAGTATTTGCACTCGCACCCCTTAATACATTTCTAGCTTGCTTTTGCATGTGATCCCTCAAGTATAATTGAGTCAATATAGCTTTTTCTTCGTATTCTAATTTAGGTGTAACAGAATCTTGAATTGTATCTAAATAAAAGTCTGTATTAATTAGTATATTTAATTGGCCTATGTTAGCTTCCAGATACCCAGATATTAGTAAGGCATTTTGCTCCCTTTCTAGGGCGGTAGAATGGTCTCCAAACTCTATATCCCAAATATGATAACCTAACTCACCAAGTTGATTCATTACTCGTTAATAATTCTTAAGATATCTTTTGCTTTTTTAGAGTCTGGATCAACAATAGGCTTCGATGATGTACTTGCTCCATACCTTCCATTAGTCCTATTTTCATACTCTTTAATTAGCTTGTTTTTTAATGTGGCTTTTGTTCCTGAAGGAAATACTCCAGCGTGAACTGCTATTTCCTGTAATTCTGAAAGACTCATTGTAGAAACTGCATCTTCAAAATTTTCTCCACTAGCTAACTGAAATGGATCTCTTTTATTGACTGACATTAACTGTTCTACTGTTTTAGCTACATCTTTTCTGTCGTCTATATTTTTTCCATCTGCATATTGCATTTGTTTCTTTGTGGAAGCCTTTGTACCTGTTTTTTTCTTTTTACTTGTTGCCATAATATATCCTTGTATTTAAAATAATTTATACACTTATAATAACTTTTATAAACAAAAAATCCACCATAAAGGTGGATTTTTTGATAAAGAATATTGATTGCAATATCTTACACTACAATACCGAAAAGAGCTCGGTTGTCAAGAATCATACGACCTTCTTCAATAGATCCGTAGTATCCGATCTTGGACTGGCGAACGCTGTATTGATCGTCAGCAACCAAGGAGAACTCGGAACCTGTTTCAGAATCAGTAGCAACTGCGCGAAGCATAGACTCAACACGTTTGTCAAGGCCGATAATGATTTCAGAATCGCCACCAGCTTCTCCAGAACCAAACGAATTATCACCAGCATGACCGATGTCATTAGTTTGGCCGTCAACTAATGTTGCGAACAACTTATTGAAGCGTTGACCTTTACCCATTTCTTGAAGTTCCATGATATTAATGCCATAGAATTCAGGAATACCACCGTTAGAGTAAACAGCTTCACGCATGCTATCAGTAGCAGCGATGTCTGTATTACTTCCACGAGTATTAATTGGGTTGTAAGCCATTTCACGAAGGCCTTGTACAACTTCAGGAGAAACAATTAAGTCAGTTACTCCGCGACCACCGATACCGCCTTCAGGTGTTCCACCTGTCCATGCAGTATTGATACGCTTACCAAGGGTAAGAAGTTTGTTGAAATCATCAAGAATCAGACGTCCTGCATTAGCAGACTTAATAACATGATTTCTGCCTTTAGTTGAAGCTTCTGCGAGAGCACCAAGCATAAGAGTAGCAGAATTTCTTTCTTGTTTAAGAAGAATTTCTTGAGCAACTCTTGTGAAAGATTTGCTGATAACATCCATGCGAGAGCGTTGAGCATAACGTTTATCAAAATCTACAGCACTATCAAGGCGATAGGTTGTAAATTTCATTTCACCACCGATAGGTGTTACTGTATTAGTAGGAAGACCTCCAGGGACTGCCTGACTCCAAACAGTTACATAATCTTCATCAGTGATGTCATAGTAAAGATCCATTGGAATGCTAGGACTTTCGTCAGCACTAAACTGGAAGTTGCTAAACATGTTACTCAAAGTAGGAGCTTGGTTAATAACCTTCGCTAAAACTGGTCCAATGAACTCAGCTAATGCAACTTGAGCTTCGTATGCAACATCACGATTTTTAGAGGCCATAGCCTTGATTAACTCGACTTGCTCTTCAGTTCTTTTTAATGTAATTTTCATTTTTAAATTATACCTTTCTTAAATAAATTATGCGCAGTCGATTTTTACGATAGCATAGCCACCATTCATTAATCCTGCATTACCAAATACATTGGTTCCGCCAAGAGCTCCAGCATGATCATCGCGATGACCTGCTGCTAGGATTGTTCCGATAATTTGAGTAGTCGAGTCCACCACTGCGGTACGATCTACAGCTGCAACTTGACCGTCAGCTGCTCCAATAAGAACTTGTCCAGCTGTACCAACAGTACCACCCTCAAAAGCATCAGCGGTAATCGAAATCATACCTTTCGAAAGAACAGGTACAACTTCACCAGGAAGAACTCCAAAAAGTTCATCTTTTTTGATTTGATTGTAAAGAAGGTTTTCACCAAGCTCGTCGCGAGCAACGGTTTGACGAAGTGTAATTCCAATACAGGAATCTGTAGGAGCTGCGATAGGAGCAAAACTCAATGTTGCTTCTGGATAAAAATTCTTTGCAACGTTTGGATAATCAGTTTTTCCAAGCAGAGAATTTGCTCCAGTTTGAGCGTCGATATCAATTGGATCCCAATCTGTTGAGGAGGTATTTAGCACTCCATTCGAAACTTTCACGAATACACCAGCATCACCCTGAGGTGTGGAGCGGCGGTCAGCATGGGAAAGATCGATAAATTGTTCGAGAGTTCCAGCACTTTTAAATAGATTTACGACATCATGTTCATCGTAATCACGAAATGGTAATAGTCTAATAGCCATGTTTATTTATTCCTTAATTTTAGTAGTTTATGGTTAAATCGTCTTCAGAGAAAGCTTTCTCAAATTTTTGCTTGAGTGAAGGCTCCTCTTGTGAAGATTCAGCGTTGTTGTTAGCAACCACTTCTTCTTCTGCTGCTTCAACTTGCTCTATAGCTTCTTCAACAACTTCTTCTTCTGAAACGTTTTGATTTTGCAATTCAGCAATTCTTTTTTCGACGGCTTCAGCAAGTTTAGAGTTGAATGCTTCTTCTTGAGCAGCAATAAATTCTTTATTTTGATGTTTCAAAACGACTGAAAGTTTTTCTTGAAAGTTAGCGAATGCTTCTTCGCTTTCGTCCAAGTCTTTAAGTTCATTAGCTACGACTTTACGACTTTCATCGTCTAACTCGTATACATCTTCAATTAAGGACATTCTCGAATCAAATCGAGCAATAGCCTCATTTTGCTTTTGGCTTTGCTCTAATTCTGACACCTTGTCTTTAGCAACTTGAAGTTCTGCTTGAAGCTCCTCAAGAGCAGCTGCAGTCTTTTCGGCGGCTTGTGCAAGTTCAGCTTTTTCTTTTTCAAGCTGATCTTTTTCTTCAACGAAAGAATTGTTTCGCTCAAGAATTGCGTCGTTAATAATTTTAGAGACAGTTGCCACAGCTTCTTCAGAAAACTTCTTGTTAGAGACTTTTTCTTCTAAAGCAGACACTAAGTTGTTTAAAATTTCGTTATTGTCCATAATAATACTTTTTTTGTTAATTACATCAGAAATGTGAATTTGTGAAATATTTTTTTCATTTTTTTTGTTTTCTAGGATTTTATCATCTTTACTTTTAGCTACCAGACCCTTGACTTCTGCGGCTGGATTAGATGTGAATCCAATACCTAGCGGAAAAATTTCTCCAACAATTAATCTATTGATTGGGGAACCATCTTCTGTTCTACCTTCTCCACCAAATGCTTTGAGATTGACTTTCATTTCTTCAATCAAATTTTCGTCGGTAATAATTTCAGCTTCATTGAGGTCATTACTTCCAACAGCCAAAACAAAATCATTGAATCCAATTTCCCAGCTAGCTGAGACATTATGAAAGAATTCACTTTCAGGATCTACTGATTTTTCTACCAGACTAGCAAATTCAGGATTAACTGTTTTGTAAATGAGGGATGCTAGAGCAATATTAAAAGGGTTTTTAGTTTTTGCTGCTTCTTCTTTTGATATAATTTCATTAGTTTCGAAATCAGAAAAAGATGCTGAAACTATATGGCCAACAACTTGTTGTTTTTTATGTTCTATATTGGTTGGTTTATGTTTGAATTGATCCAATATAGATATAGCTGACTCTGAATCAATGCCATCGCCATTTTTATTGAATTTGTTAACCACTGCGCCATTGAAGGCTACAGCTAATAAATCTATGTTCTTATCTAAATCTACATCCTCTGGAATAAGTGACTTTAGTGAATCTAAAGATGCTTGACTAATTTCTAATTCAGAAGACTTTATGTCGTTGGATGCTGAAATAATGTCTGAGAATTGTGCTTTGTATTTAAATTGTGAATTCATAGATTTATATAAGTACACTAAATATTTATTTTTGAGCTATGATATAATATAGCAGATGGATAATCTGTTAGCTCGTGTTCGGCTGCAATTTCTAAAACTTCTTTCATTGTATCCAGCTTTTCAATTTTGTTGATATCTTTTATGCAGGATAATAAAGTCTTCTTCCATTGATTTTTATTCTTAGAACATACAACAGATTCACATAATTTAAAAATTAAATCTTTTTGATTGTCATTAATTTCTTTTAAATTTTTATGTTTTTTAAAATTAGCTTGAGCATAATTTTGCAGATCTTCAATATGATATATAGTTTGCTGTATATTTTTCTTATCAAATGCATCAGATGCTTGAAGTGGAATGTCTGTGGTTCCGTTGGGTCTACCAGGAGCTTTTGGCGTATTATTTTTAGTTTCTGTTTTTGGGGGTGCAGTTTTTTCTGATTGCTGTTGTTCAAATTGTTTTTCAGATAAATCTCTATCTTTTTCAGATTGAACACTTTCGATCATTGGTATACCACCAACCAAAGGATTGTAAAATCCTTGTCCTCGTTTTTGGATATAATCTTCTTGAACTTTTGAAAGATCTTTTGGGTTTGGGTATAAACCAGTTTGCATGGATTGTATGCCTTGCTCTGGAGTGAGTATTCCAATTTCTAAAAGCCTTGTGATAACACGATGAAATTGAACTTCATCTTTAATATCAATTTCTTCAAATTTTGCTACTGGATAATTCTTAAGACCCATATTCTTGCACACTTCTTTAATTTGGGGTTGTAAAAAGTCATTAAGGAATGCATTTCTTGACTCCTTTAATCTCTCTAAGAATATTTCAGCTTTAACTTGCGTGTTGGAATATTTTTCACTACCAACAATTATATTCTGCAAGCCTTCTTTGATATCTTCATTGACAATTTTATATTTTTCAGAACCTACAACTTTATTGAGGTCTGGAATAACAAACTGAGCTTTTGTTGTATAATCAGCAATCAAAGCCCTGCCAACACTTTCGTTTTTGAATAGCTCCTGCATTGCTTTGAGGTTGTTTGGATTCACTCCACCTTTATCAGGTTCAGCCCCCATAGTTATTAGTAGAATTACATTTTCAACAGTTCTACAAATAGCTTGATCTATTTTTTTGAGTTCAAGCTTCCAATTGATATCTTCTAATACAGGAAATCCAAATGGAATAGCAAAAGGTTCATAATCTTGTTTTTTGTAAAAAGAATAAATTAATTTAGATGGATCTAATTCAATCTGTAATCCATCTCTATTAAATGATCCTTGTTTGATTTTTTGCTTAACTTCTGGATCTAAAGAATCAAAAACTTTTCTATCCTCTTCTGTCTTTGGATCTCTTAATCTTTCTAGCTCGTAATCTGATAATACTTTTTTGTAAACGCCACTTTTAAATGCAGTCGCTTTTTCAGCAACAATATCAAATGGGTTCATTAAAATATATTTAACAGGAATTTCGCCAGGCTTTAATGTTTCAGATGCATATACATAATTTAATCTTATTAAATCTTCATTATTAAACTTTCCATCAACCCTATACAGGAACACATTGCCAGATCTATAATATTCTCTAAAATACTGATCTTTTAATTTCCATATCCCAACTTTTTTCATCCAATTCTCGATAAAGGTTTTAGACTTTTCGTTTTCCCCTTCTAGGTATATTGGTGAATTTGAAAATTCAGCCATAATGTCTATGGCATTCCTGAAAATCGCTACATTAGCATAAGCTTTTTGACAGAGCTCAATTGCATCCCTAACATTGACACCATCAGCTCCATAGTCATACGGCAATATACCTTCTCTGATATTTGTGTATTTACTAACTTTTCTCTTTGCGTAATTTTTATTAGTTCGGCACGAGTTTGGGTTGGAGTTTGCAATCTTACGACCCGTGTTTGCATAAGCTGATTGAACATAAAAACTTTCTCCTGCCGTTTCTGGTAGGGTTTCTTCTGATGCTATAGTTTGTAAGATGTCCTCTATTGGACGATCTTGTTTATTGAATTGATTCCAGTAATCTGATCTTTTAGTATATTTTCTCTTTTTCACTAATTATAGTACACAAAGTTAAAGTAAAAGTCTATAAAAGTTAAAAGTTAACTTTTAACAATTGAGTTAACCAAGAAACATTGGTGTAAATGTGCTGACAGCACTTTGAGCTTTTGTGTTATGCATATCATATAAAATCTTAGCCATCCAACTACCAAGAACAAGAGCTGAATAAGAGTCTTTCCTAGCTTTATCTGGCCCCGTTTGCCTTCTTAACTCTGTAGGCAATCCGAATGTTTGTGTTCCTTGAGGAGAAGTTGTGATTTGTATTAACGCACATTGATTTTTTGTCATGGTGATCATATCATATTGGTGCTCAATAAAGTCTATCATTTTTGCTTGTTTGCTTTGTTTTTCTTCGTCCTCAGATAATCTCAAAAACTTAAGCTTGGATATAGGGATCACCTTAGCTCTTTGCTTATTGTATGCATCATCTACAGCTCTAGATCCAAACCATAATCTTTTGTGATCAAAATTAGCTTGTAGTAACTCATTTGCTCTTCTAATCCAATCTGATGTAGGTTTTCTCAATATTAATATTTTATAATCTTTTTTGTTATATTGACTTTTGGCAATTCTTAACTCTTCTTTGTAGGTGTCCATTTTATCAAAATCTCCATCCATAGTTTTGATTTTAATATTTGAAGATTTAAATAATTGACTTTCATTAACTGCATTAATGAACTGGACACCACCATTGTAATCGCCTACAATAGCTACAATATTAAAGTTTTTTAATAAATAGTGAAAATAAAAAATATGCTCCCTCAATGGAGTTCCTGACATAGCGTACGAATGTACAAGTGTAGTTTTGCCACTATCTTTGTGGTATTTTAATATTTGTATAGCAAAGTCGTCACTACTTTCACTTTCAGACCAAGAAGGGTCGAAAGCTAATATATACTCATCTTCAGGTTGTCCTTTGATTTCTACATGAGGTTCTTCTCCGTCTGGAACTGTACAAGCAGCCATTCTAGAAGTTTTAAAATATCCAGAACTGTCATCAGTAAATAATGCTCCAAACTCTCTCTCAAACTGAGATTGACTCATGGTAGCTTTCGCCTGTGTGATCAAGTTTTGGTCATATAATTGTTTAGGAGCGCAATCGTATGAAAATTGCATAATGCATCTGGTGGCATTATCTGTTTGATTATGAATTAAATCATCAAATTGACTATACAACTTATACATATATTCAAATTTATAACTAGCAGAAGACAGCATAATTAATTTATTGTTTGGCCAGACATATCGATCCTCTTCTTTCATCTTACCTTGTTCAATAAGCTTAGTTTCTAAATTGTATAGATCTTCTCTTTGAGTGGGGTTCTCAACTACAGAAAGGAAGGGGACAATAACCTCATTATAAATCCTTTCTGGCATCAAAAGAAACTCGTCGATAATAATTCTATGAAAACGAAAACCACGAAGTTTTGATCCATCACCCAAAGGCAAAGCTCTAATTCTACTTCTACCTATCTCCATCAGCCACTCATCATTACTTTTTGATTTTTTTGTAATACAATTAGCTAACATATGAGCTTCAGGTTTGCCTGCAATATCTTCTATCTTTTTAAATATCTGTTTAGACTGCCTGAATGATGCAGCTAATATCCCAATCTCAACCCCCTGATGCATGATGGCATCTAGAAATGCATACACACCAGTTGTGAAAGATTTTGACATACCACGACTCCAAACTCCCATAAAATAATCAGTTTCAAACATAGCTTTAATAGCCATGTGCTGAAAAGGAAACAAATCAACACCTGCAATTAAATTAGTTGTAAATGTAATATTTTCTTTTAAAAATTTATAAAGATGCTCTTTGGCAACATCTTCATCTAAAAAGCCCTCTGCTTTTAGAATTTGCTCATTTACAGGTTCTTTTTTTCTGCGCTTTTGATCTCCTTTTTCCCAAACCATTTTATTTTTTATCTATATAATATTGAAGGTCAACATCCCATAATGACTTACCAAGGGTTAAAATTTTAGGTATAATTTCCGCAGAATCAGCCCTGCTTCCACTAAAAACAAACTGACAGCTTTTTGCAAACTCATGACTCAATAACCTCATGTTATGATATACAAATTTCAAATTAGACTTATGTGGACCAAATCTATTATTCTTATCTAGTTTATTTAAATCGCTTTCAATAACAATAAATAAATACGAATCAAAATCCTTTACTCGCTGCAACTCTCTTCTAAACCTTTCAAATCCACCAGACAGAGTTCCCTTAAAGTCAGATTCAGATTTTCTATCTATATATGTATAATTGTAATCTTTCCCGCCGACGGTATAATCTCCAAAATCTAACTTTAACTCCTCTGAATTATTAAAAAGCAAAGGCTTTTGCTCTCTAGTATCTATAAAAATATTCAAATCTTCAAATTCAGAGTTATCTTTAAAGAAATTCTTGGGGGCAGGTTTTCCAAATAGAGGCTTTACTCCTGCCGCTTGACAAGCTTTACCGTAAGACCCGTATAAATGCTTATAGACATCTATATCTGGCATTTTAGATAATTTTAACTCTAAGTGATTCGGGGCGAATTGTAAATCTTTATCCTTTATTCTCTCCTTTAACTTTTTAATAGCATATTTTCTAGCTACATCTTTTGGCTGAGTCATGCACCATTTAATTAACTGCCTTCTTGTTGAGAAATCTTTTGAAAAATAATCTTCTTTATTCTTGAATGGCAAAGGATCTCCAGTAAGTAAATTTGTTCTTGGATAATAAGTTGTATAATACGTAGCTAGATCAATTTTATGTTTTTTTAGATGTATATGCAAACCTTTTTCTGTAGTGAATTCTTCTCCACATATTTTACATTTAAAGCTAGATGACGTCATTTTTTGATATTCCTAATATTCGCGACTTCCACTCATTCATTGATTCTAATCGATCCGCTTCTTCTTTAATAGCCTTCTTTTGCATGTCAGCCATTTTTATCATTAACTTTCTTTCTTCTTCATTCTGAAAACTTTCAACTAGTGAAACTATAGAGGCGTTTTTATCTTGACGTTGAGATATTCTTTTTGCTCTATCTCCAGCCAATCTTTGGATCAAAGATTCCTGCCTTTTTTCGCATTGGTTATATTCTTCGCTTTTTGTTTTTAATAATTCTGACAATCTAACAGTCAATTCTTGTTGTTCATCAGCTTCGTCAAACATTCTATTCAACTTCTCCATGTGTCCTTGTATATTTTTTAAATTTATATAGTCAACACAAACATTAACATATAAATTAACCTCATCAGCACTAAGATCAGGCTTATCCCATGTAGCTCTAATGAATTCAGCCTCAAATAATTCTTGATCTTCTTCTTTTGTGAAGTTGTTAATAATTTGAGTAAATCGTGGAGATTTTAAAAATTTCACCATAGATTCAAATGCTTTTTTTTCAGCCATCTTTAATTCTCCAGGCTTATACTCATTATTAGTATAAAGATTTACGAGATCTATGCATTCATCTAAATTTTTCGGGGAGCTGTAAGTTTCTTCTTCAAGCTTGCGTTCTTCTTTCTGTCTTTTTCTAAACGCCTTTAAATATTGGTCGACAGTCTTTTGTTCTTTACTTAATCGCTGTATAGCTTTGTCGGGGAATATTAGTTGAGCAATCTGATAGCTTGACATGCCATCATCAGAATATTGATGAATAAAATCTTTTTGCTCTTCAGTTAAAACGATTGGCTTTCCTGGCTCTTTTTTTGTTGTCTTATATTTGATGTCTTTTGAAGCTAAATAAGATCTAACTAATCTACCCTGCTTTGATCTTCCGTCTATAGTTCCATCTTTAAATGTAGCTCTAGTTAATTCTATTAAATCAGGAATTTTATGAAAATTCTCGTCTATAAATTCTTTCTGCTCATCGGTTAATTTCATAATATGATATCATTGTTTTTGAGAATTTTAGTAACTTTTTCTTTAAAAAATTTTCTCATATTTTTGATTTGTTTGTATCCAGCACTTCTACCTTTTTCATTGCTTTTATAACCTAAATGCTCAGCTACTTCTTGTTCGGTTTTATTTTCTATAAATAGCATTGTATAAATTTCATAATGCTTTTCAGTTAGTTCTTTTTTTAGAATTACTTGAACTTTGTCTACAGCGTTATCAACATTGAATGATTCGCCAATAAATATATTAGACTCATATTCTTGAGCATCTAATCGCAATGGTATTTTTACATCGTGAGCACTTTTTTTACTTTTTTCCCATTTAGCATATAAGGGACAACTCTTATCTTGAGATCCGCTTTTAGTGAAAGAGCATAAATTTTCACCGCCAGATGATCCATCAAATGGACAACTTGAACAAGGCTTTGCAAAATTTAAATAAAAATTTCTTAATATATTTTTAAATTGATTTGTTATTATTTTATTTATCCAAGGCTTTAGATCTCTGCTTTGATCCCACTTATCCCATTTTTGATAAATATGTAATCTAATAATTTGCTCAACGTCTTCAAAAGATATCCAGGGCATTGAATCCAAAAACCATTTGTTTTTCCTTTTTCGGATTTCTTGATTTATAATATCTATCTTGTCTTCGTACTTAATTTTAGGAGCTTCGGACATTATTTTTTCCTGGGTCTCCCCCTCTTTTTGGTTGGTTTTTTGGTTTCTTCTATAGGTTGATTACCAAATAAAGATCCCATGTTAAAACTACTACCATTGCTAACTTCAATGTCGCATTCAAATCTTTCAATATATGGCACTTCGTAAACATCAGACCCCTCTTCATCTAACTCTACCTCTTGGCGAGCTCGACTAACAACTTGCTTGGGTTGTGCTACTTTTGCCTGTTTGGCTGCAGCTCCATACAAAGGAGTTCCGCAACTATGACAAAAGTTTGGCTTTTCAAATCTGTATTCATTTTTAGTCCCACAATCTTGACAATAGGTAGATAACATAATAATTAATAATAAATTATTATTGAATTATTTTCTATTTTAAATTAAATACCCGCCTATAATCTTGGATTGTTGTATAATAAACTCTTTTTCTTCTTCTGTTAATTTGTCTTTGTGTTTTGTAAAGTCAATATTAATTATTCCAATTATATTTTTATTTAATGTTCTAATAGGAAAAGAGAAAGATGAAGCAATACCTCTAACCTCAAACCAATTCTTGAGAAGAGAATCTGGGAGTTTTGAACTGTCTAAAACTTCAAATTTAAAATCATTTACAACTTTTTTAATAAATTGATTAAATGTACTAACTCTTAAATCTTGCAAGCTTAATGCTTCTGAACTTACCCCAGCCGACAAAGCTTCATATGTACAGCTAAATTTTTGTTGATGATTACCGCTGTAAAAGTGGTCTCCATTATGAAATTCGTAGATATGCACTCTATCTGCGTCAAGTTCAGATAGTGCAAATCGTATCGCTTTTTCTACATTTTCATTTTGCTGAGTGTATTTTACAACACATGCATTCTGTTTATTTTTTCGAGCCTGAATAAATTCTTTTAAGAATATACTAGCTATAGTTGTGATGGCAACTATACACGATGAAATTATGATAGACCAATCCATATAATGGATTACACGCTAAATGATTACGGGTTCTGTGTTTCTGCCCAGATTTTTAAATAAGCATCCTTAATGTCTGAGTAATAATGCGGTTCACTTATAGCGGTTCTAAATCTTATTGAATACATTCCGTTAGCTGGAGGTGATTGAGTTAAGTTATTTAGAGGCACTTCTCCAATATGAGGGGAATCTGGATCATTGTCATTGGTTGAAAACAAAGTTATCGCTTTAGTGCTATCCACAATCGCAAATTTTAGATCATGATAGTCTAAAGAAGATAAAGTAACACCTTTAATATTAATCGTAAATGATTGTATTTCATAGTCACTATCAACTGCTCCTTGGGGCAGAGCATTAGTTCCATTTAATTTAATATATAGAGCATTAGATTCTCCCGCTGCATTAAGGTCACTCCTTAGAGTGAGGTCATTATTTATTAAATACTCTGGATTGTCCCAAGAGTTTGATGGATCTTCAATATTGGTTGACGGAGTATTTTTTGCATTTTCAAGTGGATCATAGCTAAATCCATCATCACTAAATAAAAATTCAGTGTCTGAACTTGATCTATAATAATCTTTATGAAAAGTAGTTGAGCCACCTACAATTTCATTGCGGCTGTCACTAGTAACATAATCTGGATCCCATATATCTTCTATACCATAATTTGCTATAGAAAAAGATGAAATTTCTATTTTTCCAAGATGAGACGCTCTTAAGACTAATGCTTTTTGTGTTTTTCCACAAAAGTCTTCGCCTAGTGCTGAAGGATACTGATAATATGAATTGTATGTATCATTATACATCTGTCCAGGTATATCTCTAAATTTAAAATCTAAAATTTTACCTGTATAGTTTAAACAAACAGCTTGTCCATTGTGGTAGGGGCCTGTATATATCTCGTCTCGACTATGTACTCCAAAGTGGTCTAAAAGTTTATTGCTCGTGAGATTTTTTTGAAATGTGGTTGGAGAGTTTAAGCCAATAGTACTTGGAGCTGGTGGTGCAGCAGATGTGCCTTGCGCATTTGCATAACTTTCCTCATTTAAAAATCCTCCTCTAATTGAGTTGACATTGATTAAAATTTCAGTTTCCTGACTTAGATCTGAGTTGCTAGTTGGTCCGTATGCTATAACTTGGGATGGAGCATAATTCTGAGGCCATTTACTTAGTGCTTGCTGTGTGTTACCCAGATCTACACTAGTTACCCCTGACCCAATGTAATTAACATAACGGAATTCTCTACGAGTACCGTAACTATTGTAATGTAAAACATGCTTAAGAACTCTCTGGTACTGGGTATAGTTGTAACTATCTGAAAAAATAGTACTCATACCGTTTTTTGTGTCGGTATTGTTATTTTGATACAAGTCGCTAAAAGATTGAAACTCTACATCTGTGAGCCATGGAACTCCACCATCATGAGCATGAGTCCACATTCTCCTAAAACTGGCTTGATGGAATGCTAGTTCAGCATCTCCAAAAAAAGATACAGCCTGTCCATTAAAATATGGCGTAGAATCAACTGAAGGATCCCAGGATGCATTAATCGCAGGGTCATATTTTATTACAGAATAACTATTGGCAACTCCATTTTCATAATAGCTGCCCCAAAATGGCATTTCAGGTCTCCATGACCCAGATGGTCCAATGTCGTTCCAAATATCAGCTAATGTATTTGCTCCTTGAAATAATTTTTCTGTATACCAATAAGGTTGTACCCAGTCAAAATATCCATTTTTAGTTCCAAAATATCCATTACTTGGACGCAATTTGTAAAAACTAGTTATTCCACTAGGAGGTTCGCTTGATTCTCCTGGATGCATGGCAAGCATACCATTTCCGTTTCCATCATGAGCATATACGAACCATATTATAGCATTGCGACAATAATCACTTTGAAAGGGGTAGTATCCATACCATGGGTACTCTCTGTTATGATATGTGTAAGAACTATTACTGTCGGCAGCCACCGTTGATGGAATATTGTGACCTTTAGTTATAAATGAATCAGGAGGACCATAACCAAGGCTTTCAAAAAAATTACTATTCTTTTGAGAGTTCAGATTGTAGCCTGCGTATGAATTATTATAATTCCATTGATTAAATGATCTATGGATATCATAACTTGAATTTGATGCTTTGATTGGAACTCCTATATGTTTATAGGTATAACCAAACAATGGAATAAACTGGTTTGCAGGTATCCCTCCATTGGACTTAATTTTTAATCTAATAGAATCCATCTTATCTACATGGCCAGTAAATTTCATTGAACCTTCTTCAAAATCTACATATGGAGACGGAATCATCATATATCCATCAGTGGGACTTCCTTCTATAGTTGTATGAGTGAACACATTACCTGAAACCCTTTCTTCAAAAGCTCCCGCCCAAACATACCTATCATAAGCTCCCCTGCTAGCATATTCTTGATTAGTATGATCGTCAGGACTCCACATTAGCATATCTCCACCTAACGAGGCATTATTGCTATTTCTTGTTGCATATGTGGATGTGAGATGCATATTAACTTGATCGAAGTTCTGTATCGCATCATGATCGGTGGGCAAACTAGAAAACCTTGACATTATTTCTATCCTGCGATTGGCTCCTGATGAAATTTTGGGAGCAATCCCAAAAATCCCTTTAAAATCATCCTGTATAGATCTATTTAGTTGTGTACTCATATTTATTGCCAGTCAAAAGATAATGTATTAGGGAAATTCGATGATTGATCATCTACCCCTGTATGATTCATGTTTGCGGTTAATTTCATATCTCCGATATTAAGTACACCAAACGAAGTCATACTGGAATCAAATTCTTCAAAAGTTTTAATAGATCCAGTTGTACCTTTATCTATATATGAATACATGGAGATATCCCCAAAATGAATTTCTGATGACCCTACTAAAGAATTTATGTTATTGTATTGAGACGCCATATCATATATTGATCCAAAGCTACTAACGTCAGCAATACTAAATACTCCTCCTCCAGTTGATGGAGGGTAAAAAATTTCTTCTTCTAGCTCTACAGCAATTGTTGGAGGCAGCTCTAGTTGAACAAAGCTAATTTCTGGATCTCCCATTAGGTATGCCGAACTACTAAGATCTCTTCCAGACACTGTAATATTTGAATCTCTGGCTATAAATAACATTGAATTACTCACAGTGGAAGTTGAGCCTTTACTAAATAAAGTTAAGATTTTATCGGTTCCGTTATAAAAATCTACTTTTGGGAAATCTGATGATCCATTTGCATTCAAGCAAATAGTTGAAGACAATCTATAAGTTTTACCTAAATCTAAACCCCCAAAAGTAAAATCATTTATCTGCTGATCGCTAGTGATGTCTGCGCTTAAAAAATTATCGCTAAATTGGTTATTAGTTGATCCTGCAATATTTATTCCAACAAATTCTACTTCGCTTTCATTTTCTGCAACTCTTATGTATTTACCTCCAGCATTTGTATAATTAACAGGAGTATCCTTAAGCGAGGTTAGTGTAATTTGAGACTGGCTAGTATTACATATTGGATTAGATAATGTTGTTGGAGGAAGAAAATCTACATTAAATGCAGTTCTATCAATTCTGATGTCCTGCATATATCCATCTAAATAATCTATGGAGCTAGATTGAATCGCTAAACCTCCTATTTGCAGAGGTATTGCGGGATCAATATTACTACCTGTATCAGTCCATTCAATAGATCCAGACTCAACTCCGTCAATGTAAAACTTTAAAGTATATTCTTCGTTTACTAATGCTACATGAGTCCAAGTATTTAACTGTAGGGCTGATGAACTATTTAATGTAACGCTAGAAGAATTTGAGTTACCTTTAAATACATCGAATTGCAACTTATTATCTGATCTAACTATTAATCTGAATCCATGTTCATAACTTAATCCTGCTGTTCCTAAAATTGGCTGATCTATATTATTTTGATTTAAATTAATCCATAATTGAATTGTGTAGTTTTCAATTAGCTTGCTAGATAAAGCTTTAAATGTTGTATTATCTCCAACAGATAATCTAGCATCACCATTAAAATATATTGTCGTCGATTCAGAAAATACAGATCCAGCTGCATTAGAATGCTTTACATTTTTATTTAAAACTGACAATGAATTAATACTTAAATCAATAAAAGTTGAGCTATTGTTTGAGTGATCACTTTGAATATGGCAATCTGCACAAAAATCATATCCTTGTATAGGTTCTAAACCTAAAAGTGATGCACTAGATTTAAATTCAACTCCGTTTTCATTGGGGGAAACTTTTAAAAATGTATCACCATACCCTATATAAGACGATGGAGTATCAGACATTCCCGTAAAAGATAAATTGCTTCCTAAATCTATATCCCTCCATTCAACACCATTATCGCTTGAAACTAGATACTTTCCGCTTGTATAAGCTGCTGGAGTATCTGACAGACCAGTAAAAGAAGTTGAAACATTCCTCCATTCAACACCATTATCGCTTGAAACTAGATACTTTCCGCTTGCATAAGCTGCTGGAGTATCTGACAGACCAGTAAAAGACGTTGAAACATTCCTCCATTCAACACCATTATCGCTTGAAACTAGATACTTTCCGCTTTCGTAAGACGCTGGAGTATCCCCCAAGCCCGTAAAGTTATTGCTTCCCAAATCAAGATCTCTCCATTCAACTCCACCAGTACTCGAAACTAAATACTTCCCGCTTTCGTAAGACGCTG